CTGGGGATTTCCATGCCTGGTTGTTTGCGGTACCTCCGCAGGGGATTTCCATGCCTTGGTTTGATATGGTCACTCACCATGAGAGGAGTAGCTCTCCAGCTTATTCTTTGACCTCATCGAAAGGCATGACTTCTTCGTGCCATGACTTGAATGCTCTGGTGGCTAACCTACGAGCGGTTTTGCCTGAGCCTGGTGAAACGAAATCTATGCTAAATTCCAACAATTCTCCCAACAGATCATCCTCCTTTGCAGCATAAGGAATTTCTGCTGTGTTGTTAGCCACATTTTCAAGAGTTTTGTAGTTCAAAGGTTCAGGAACAGAATCAACTAAGAACGCAATTGAAGGTTTAGGCACAACCTCAAGATGAGCCACGTACTCAATTTCAACCAATACTGAACCACTAGCCACACCAGATATCATCACCATAATGTTACACCATCCTGTGTGGTCTTGACCATAAGGAGATTGATTTGCAGGATATGATGTATCATGATACTCATAACAAGAATCGTCCAAAGGTCGTCCAGGGACTACTATAGGACTACCAAAAGTCGAATTTAAAGGGAACTCTTGCCACATTTCTGACTGTGCACAACCAGTCCTAGAAGTTGGATAGTAGTCCCAAGAATTAGGTGTTCCACTGATGTCACCTGGAATATGAACAATGGTCAATATTCCATTACAGTTAGAATAATTCATGATTGGTAAAATACGCAAACCCCAAGCACATACTCTAAAAGACTCAATGTTGGTGTTGAAATTTGTGTAACCACCTGCATTGAAAGCAGTGCCACTATTCCAAACAGCCACTCCCGAAGCATTGACAGAAAGAGGCTCCTGGCGATATCTAACAGGCCATGGGGTAAACCCCAGCATGGTACCTGTTGTCCAAGAGGATTGGGGAGTAGTTATTTGGTAGGTTCCTCGCATCATCATGGTAGTGGTTGGAAGTGCGTATGAGTCGGGAATTTTGATGCCTTGAGCAAACTCAGCGAACGGATCACGCCTGGCTGCTGCCAACCGACTCATGTATGCTTTGCGCTTCTTGGGTCGCTTCTTCTTTTTGGGTTTATTCTTACGTTGAGATTGAGGTGCTTGAACAGCCACTGGAACTATCACTTCTTTTACTTTCACCTTCCATTTTCCTTTCTTTTTGCCTCCTGAACATGTGGTGGCATTTGTAGACAAGGCGAGAGTGTTCCAAGCAGCATGTAAGTTTACTCCTAAATTTAAATTGAATGAAGATGCTACAGTAAAGAGCGTATGTAAAAATTTAACGTAGTGAGGCGAGCCTGCAGCAATTTCCATATCAGCAAATTCTTCAGCAGCAGCTATAATGCCAATTTCACGCGAACGAACTAGTTTATACATTTCTTCTTCCACCGGAGCAATTTTTGTTGCATGGATGTAAGGATCTATTTCTGGTTCACAAGGTTCACTGTAGTTTGGAAAATCAACTAGCGTTAAATGATTTAACAAAGGATCGTTGCACACCATTGGAAACAAATTAATATCTACAATCTGGTCCATGATCTCTTCATACATCATTATCATTTCAATATCAATACCATAACGACGTGAGAATTGTTGATAAGTATCATTCATCGGTTCCATTGTGACTCCGCCAGTAATTTTGCCTGGGTAATTCTGTGATCGATCATAACGAGCCTTTATCTTGGCAGCCTCTGCAGTGCGACATATAGCACGTAGAAAGGTTCCAATAATCGGAATATGTCCACACAAACACAAAAGACTCTTAGCTGTGCCGTACAATAAACCTTTATGATGTCGTTCAGGATGATTGTTGTAATTAAACCCAAACTTGGCCATCTGCTTGAAAGGCAAACTACCGAACCGGTATCTACCAGCCAACCTCCAAAACAACCCCGAACAAAAATTCACTGTTTCCATGGTAGTG